GTAGCATCCTTCTATTTTTAAAAGCAATGCTACAAAACGATAACGAAAAAGGTAAGTAACTATGTCAAGCGAACAGATAACACAGGAAACTGTGCCTGTAGAAAAGACAGAAACATCTACAGAAACAGTTAAACCTTCGACACAAGAAACAAAACAAGAAGCAACAACATCAACGACACAATCAACTTGGAAAGAATCTATTAGTGAAACTTATAGAAACGATCCTAATATACAAAAATTCACAGAGATTGATGCGTTAGCTAAAAGCTACATCAATGCTACAAGAATGATTGGTCAAGATAAAGTTGTCATACCTACAAATAATTCTACAGAAGATCAGTGGAACGAAGTATATGATAAACTAGGTAGACCTGAGTCTGCTGAAAAATATTCTTTAGATGTAAAATCTAAAGTTGTTTCTTTAGATGATAACGCTGTAAAACAATTTGCAGAAACATCTCACAAACTTGGTTTGAATAATAAACAAGCTCAAGGTCTTTTAGAGTTTTATAAACAAAACATGGAAGGCACAGCTCAACAAGCTAAGATTGATACAGAAACTGCTCAAGCTCAAGCTGAACAGGAACTTAGATCAGAGTGGGGTAGAGAGTTTGATACTAAAGTAAAACAGGCAAGTTCATTAGCTAAAGCTAATATCAAACCTGAGATACTTGATATGACTTTATCAAACGGAACTAGACTTGGTGATCATCCTGAAATCATAAAAGGATTTGCAAAGATTGCAGGTATGATGTCAGAAGATAAAATCGTTTCAACTGAAAGCGAAAGTGTACAATCAAATCAAAGTATACAAGATGAAATTGATTCAATTATCAATGATAAAGCTAGTCCTTATTGGCACAAAGGTCATCCTAATCATGACAAGCAAGTACAACAAGTCTATACACTTAGGGAGATGTTAAGTGGCAAGTGATAACCATTTAAACAAAGAAGAAATTAGACTAGAAGTTCTCCGTATCATTAAAGAAAATGGTACGGAGAATCAAAAAAGAAATCCCTTGCCAATCGCTGACGAATATTATAAATGGATAATTAGTGGGACAATTCGAAAGAACCCTACTGACAAGAAGGACAGACTCTAGTCTAACAGACTTTAAATGCAAGAGATGCCTACCATTCGGTGGAGAACCTTTCTGATTATTTAACACTAACAATAATGGAGAGACAATTATGTCATCACAAATAACTACAGCTTTTGTACAGCAGTACTCTGCAAACGTACAAATGCTATCTCAACAAATGGGATCGTTATTAAGAGACAAAGTCAGACTAGAAAGTGTTACAGGAAAAAATGCTTTCTTTGATCAAGTTGGCTCAGTAACTGCTGTTTTAAAAACTAGCAGACATTCAGACACTCCACAAATAGATACACCTCACGCTAGACGTAGAGTATCTCTTGCGGATTATGAATTCGCTGATCTAATCGATCAACAAGACAAAGTAAGACTCTTAATAGACCCGACATCGTCTTATGCTCAAGCTGCTGCTATGGCAATGGGAAGAGCTATGGATGATGTAGTAATCAGTGCCGCTTTAGGAACTGCATTTACTGGTGAGACAGGAAGCACATCAACTACATTACCATCTGCACAAAAAATTGTGGAGTCGGGTACTGATGGTTTGACTATTGCAAAATTAAGAACTGCAAAAGAAAAGTTCGATTTAGCAAGTGTAGACCCGTCAATCGCTAGATTTATCGTGGTATCACCTAGACAAATCACTGACCTATTAGGTACAACTGAAGTAACAAGTTCAGATTTTAACACTGTCAAAGCATTGGCAAATGGTGAAATCAACTCGTTCTTAGGTTTTAACTTTATAGTATCAAACAGACTATCTATCGCATCTTCTAAAAGAAAATGTATCGCCTTCGCACAAGATGGTATTACATTAGGTGTTGGTAAAGATGTTCAAGCTAGAATAGACGAAAGAGCAGACAAATCGTATGCTACTCAAGTTTACTACTGCATGAGCATTGGAGCAACAAGAATGGAAGAAGAAAAAGTGGTAGAAGTTCAAGCACACGAAGCGTAATAGAGGAGGATAAAATATTATGGCAAATTCAATACAACAAGCGAAAATTGCTGCTACTCCTTCTGAGAAAGTAAAGACTAACGAACTTGCAGGTAGAGTTCGAGTAGCTTTTGCTGAGTACGAAGCGAGTGCAGAACAATCAACTATTCATATGTTTAGTTTACCAAATGGAGCTAGAATCCTTGGTGGTAGACTTGCACATGATGCACTAGGTTCATCAACTACATTATCAGTTGGTCATAACGCATACATTGATTCATCAGGATCAACAGTAGCTCTTGACGTTGATGAGTTCAAAGCGGCTGCTTCTTCAGCATCTGCTTCATCTGCTGCTATTGCAACAACAATAGCTTTAGGTGAGAACTCAGTTGTGAACGCTGATAAAGATGGTATCCCAGTTTCTGTAACTATTGCAGGAGCTAATGGTACTGGAACTATTCAGTTGCACATGACTTATGTTATAGACTAATCAATAATTTAGGTGGGGGAGCAATCCCCCATCTTTCTTTATGACAAGAGCTAGATTTGACCCAAGACTCATAGATATTTACAAAGAGCCTAGACTTTTGTTGCATTTTCAATGGGGAAACGATAATAAGATTTATAGATATGCTTTAGTTGAAAAAATTGATATAGGTAGTATCAACGAATTAACAAAGCAAAAGAAAGATGAACTAAATCTTTCTAACGAGGACATTTGGAAAAAATATGGCATCAATAGTAGACATCTGTAATGGAGCATTAAATCAACTAGGAGCAACTACTATTCTTTCACTTACAGAAGATTCAAAGAACGCAAGACTTTGCAACGCAAGATATACACAAGTTAGAGACGCATTATTTAGATCACATCCTTGGAACTGTTTACAGAAGCGAGTAGAACTTGCAGCAGATACAGCTACACCTGCTTGGGGTTTTAGTTCACAATATACTTTACCATCAGATTGTATGAGACTACTTCGTATATTAGATTTTGATTCTAATTACAAAGTAGAAGGTAGAAAAATATTAAGCAACGCATCAAGCATGAAAATTTTATATGTTGCTAGAATTACTGATCCTAATGAGTATGATGAATTATTAAGAGAAACTATATCAGCTGCATTAGCAGCAGACATTGCATATGGAGTTACATCTTCAAATCCTGTAACTCAAAATATGTATCAACTGTTTCAAGATAAATTAAGAGACGCTAGATTTGTAGATGCTACTGAAGGTCAGAATACATCACCTGATCTTGGTATGACAGATGAAATAGAGTCAAGTACATTTATAAACTCAAGGTATTAACACATGGCTAGAGTTGCAGCACAGCTGACCAACTTTACAGGTGGAGAACTTTCACCACGTTTAGATGGTCGTAATGATCTAACGAAGTATTCTTCAGGCTGTAAAACGCTTGAAAATTTTATTGTATATCCACATGGTGCTGCCGCAAGACGACCTGGCACAACATTTATAGCTGAAGTAAAAAATCACAATCAAAAAGGTAGACTTATACCTTTTGAATTTTCAACAACACAAACTTACATCTTAGAATTTGGTAATCAGTTTATTAGAATTTATAAAGATCAAGGACAAGTACAATCAGGTGGTTCGGCAGTAGAAGTAGCCACACCTTATTTAGAAGCAGAGCTTTTTCAAATTAAGTTTGCACAAAGTGCTGATGTTATGTACATAACACATCCTAATCACGCTACAAGAAAACTATCAAGAACATCTCATACATCTTGGACTTTAACAGAAGTTGATTTTACCAATGGACCATTTCAAGATACAAATGTTTCTACAACAACTTTAACACCAAGTGGTACAACAGGTTCAGTTACGATTACTGCATCAGCAAGTACGTTTGTTTCAACAGATGTAAATCGTTTAGTAAGAATAGGAGATGGTATTGCAAAGATAACAGCATTTACATCGGCAACAGTTGTTACAGCTACAACGTCTACAGACTTTGCAAATACAAATGCAAGTACAGATTTTTCTTTAGGTGCATTTTCTACAACAACTGGTTTTCCAAGTTGTGTTACATTTTTTGAACAGCGATTGGTTTTTGCAGGAACAACGAATCAACCACAAACAATATTTTTTTCAAAATCAGGTGATTATGAAAATATGGATGCAAACATTGGAGGCACTGTAGCTGATGATGATGCAATGATTTATACTATAGCATCTAACCAAGTTAATGCCATTAGGTTCATGACAGCTACGAGAACTTTAATTATTGGAACAGCGGGTGGTGAGTTTACTGTATCAGGAGGAGGTACGGATAGTGCTATCACGCCAACAAATATATTAATTAAGAAACAATCAAATCATGGTGCAGCAAATGTAGATGCCATAGCTGTAGGTAACGCTACATTATTTTTACAACGTGCAAAAAGAAAGATTAGAGAACTAGCTTATAACTTTGATGTTGATGGTTATCTTGCACCTGACATGACAATACTTGCAGAACACGTTACTGAAGGTGGTATAACACAGATGGCTTATCAACAAGAACCTAATCAAATTATTTATGCTGTTAGAGGTGATGGTGAACTTATTGGTTTGACATATCAAAGAGAACAACAAGTTACAGCTTGGCATAGACACGTGTTTGGTGGTGTCTTTGGTTCAGGTAAAGCTATATGTGAAAGCGTAGCTGTCATACCTACAGATGATACAGAGTATGAAGTTTATGTTATTATTAAAAGAACTATTAATGGTGCAACAAAAAGATATATAGAAGTTTTAAATACATTTGATTTTACAACAACCGATAATACTACATTTAATTTTTTAGATTCACAACTATCTTATAGTGGTAGTTCAACAACAACACTTTCAGGTTTATCACACCTTGAAGGACAAACAGTTTCAATATTAGCTGATGGTGCTACACATCCTGACAAAGTAGTAAGCAGCGGTGCAATAACTTTAGATCGTGCTGTAACCAAAGCTAAAGTAGGTTTGAGTTATAGCTCAATACTACAAACGATGCGACTTGATGCTGGTTCACAAAATGGAACATCACAAGGTAAAACAAAAAGAATATATGAGATTACAATAAGACTATTTGAGTCTGTTGGTGTAGAGGTTGGTGAATCACTTACTAACATGGAACGTATACCTTTCAGAACATCTGCTGATCCTATGGATCAAGGTATACCACCATTTACAGGTGATAAAGCTGTAGAATTTAGAGGTAACTACGACACTGATGGATTTATTTTTGTTAGACAAACACAACCTTTACCTTTAACGATATTATCATTATACCCTGAGTTACAAACGAATGACTAAAAATTTATTACAGATAGTTCCTTATATTTCTAAACATGGTAAGATCATCCTTGCAAATCAAATGAACCACGTTTTGATGGATCAAGATGCTAAGTTTGATGGCGATGCAATGGAACTAGAACAAGACGGATTAGCTTACACGTGTATTATAAACAACGAGCCTATTGCTTCTGCGGGTATGAAGATCATATGGAATGGTGTAGCAGAGGGTTGGGTCTTAGCAACAAGTAAAGTTTGGAATCACCCACTAGTTATTGCTAGAGCTATCAAGAAAAATTTTGCAAGACTAGCTAGAGAAAATAATATAAAAAGAGTACAAACAGCTGTAAGAGCTGACTTCAAAATAGGTTTGAAGTTTGCTTCATGGCTTGGTTTACAAAACGAAGGATTGATGAAACATTATGGTTTTGATGGTTCAGATCACTTCAGATATGCGAGGATTTTTTAATGAGTTTTGTTTTTGATATAGCAGCAGCACAACAAGTATCAGCAATGGGTAAATTTAATGAAGCTGTTTATAATCGTAATGCACAAATAAAAGAACAAGAAGCAGATGCTATTGCTCAACAAACTGAATTTGATATTGCAAGATTCGATCAAAACTATCAAAAATTAGTTGGTAGCACAAATGTTGCAGCAGCAAAATCAGGTATTCAAAGATCAGGAACATTTTTTAATGTGCAAAGATATAATGCTGAACAAGCTGAAATACAAAAAGATGTTATGGAATATAACTCTCAGGTGGCAGAAGCACAAAAAATAGAAGAAGCTAATTTTGCAAGAATATCAGGACAGATAAAAAGACAAGAAGCTAGAATTGCTCAACTTGGATATTACTCAAGAGCTGGTGAAAGTTTGTTAAGAATTGGTCAAGCTAAAGGAATAATTTAATGAAGATACCCACGTTTACAGCAACTGCAAGACCTACTGCTGAAGCAGCTGGTGTTACTACAAATGTGCAGGTTGATCCAAGACAAAATGTTGCGTCAGCATTAAGACCATTAGGTAAAGCAGCTGAAGATTATTATGTTAGAGAGAGAGCTATTGAAGATAAAGTTAATGCAGGTGAATTAAGTTCTAAAGCAAGAGTAGATATTTTCAATGCAGAACAACAAGCTCAATTAAAATTAACACCTACTGCTGGTGTAGAATATTTTGAAAAAGAATATGAAAAAATAAAAAATAAATATTTATCTCAAACAAATAATAAAAACGTAGCTGATCTTTTTACTATAGGTTTAGCACAAAATAAAAAAACTTATGTTAATAATATTTTAAAAATAACAAGAAATAA